CAAAATAGTGTAGGTGGAACAACTGATTCAAATGATATCTATGTAATTAATGTTGCTAGAAATCGTTATAGAGAATCAATGGATGCAGGTAACTGGTCATTAACTCTTAGTGGTTCAAATGGTGTATTCACTTTCATTGATGATAGTGGTAAGAAATTTAGTGATACTGCAGGTAAAACAGGTACTGTATTTAATGTAGTAAGTGGTTCATTAAATTTAGGAACTCAAAACGCAGCAACAATACAAGCAACAGCTGATACAACAACTGGATTAGGATTTGGTTTATTCTTCCCAGCAAAAGGTATTATAGTATTGAATCCAAAAGCAATTGGTTCAACATTAGGTACTGTAAAAGTAAATGGTGGAGCATCTACAAATGTTAGTGGTTCATTATCAACAGCAGCTGAACAATATAATCAAAAACTTTTATATCAAGCATTAGTTAATGGTGCAAACTTTGAAGCTCGTAGAACTGAAAATGTTCACACACAACATTACTTTGTTAGAGCAACAAATAGAGAGTTCAACTACTCAAATAACCCAACTTATGTAAATGCAGATGGTACATTTATGGAAACAACTTTCAATACTGACCCATACACTTACATTACAACTGTTGGTTTATATACTGATGCAAACGAATTAGTAGCAGTAGCTAAAACATCACAACCTTTACCAAAATCATTTGATAAAGAAGTATTAATTAAAGTTAAATTATCATTCTAATATTGATAATTAAAAATATAAGAACCCCCTTAATTGGGGGTTTTTTCATTCTAAAATATTTATAGAAAAGAAAATAGATGTTTAAAGAAATTCCAAAGACGGATATATCAATTCGTCCTTTCAAAGTTTACAAAGAATGGTATGTTGATAATACCGAAATATTACCTATATTTGGAAAAAATATAACTGGTACTTATTTTGATGCTTCAACTGATGAAAAGAGTGGACGTTTCTATAAAAGAATTATATATAACTCTATTAAATCTCAATTCTACACAAATTCAGCAACGGCATCTTTATTGACTGAAGTTGGTAAAAGAAAATCATATTCTTCAACGGATGAAAGAGTAATTGGTGATGATATTGCAGTACTTGCTTTACCTCAATCTTATTATGGTGAAGGAATAAAAATTGGTTCAGTAACTTTAATAAATGGATTAGATACTTACAATGATGATGGGTATTCTAATTTAATTGATACTGATAATGCAATAGTTGGTAATATATTTTATGATAGAGGATTGATTGTATTAACAAAATATATAACATCAGGTTCAACACTTTTAAATTATACATTAAATTATCGTTCTACAAAAACAATTTATGAAAATGAAATATTCATAAGTGTAGCAGAAAACGAATTTAATGTTTCAACCAATCCATCTGCAATTTATGAAGATGGTGGAAGTACATATGTGGCAACTTTAAATGACCCATATGATGCAAGTTATACAAAAACTTATCAACAAGATATCCACATTAACGGAGCAAAATATATTAAAACAAGTACATTTCCTTATACATCATCTTTAAATCAAAATAAATTTGGAAGTTTTGATGATTACTTTTATAGTTCATCAGTAGACCCAACTGGTTCTTATTTAGCACCATATATTAGTACAATTGGATTATATACTGATGATAATGAATTGGTTGCAATAGCAAAATTACCAACACCAATAAAATCTTTACCTGATTATCCTGTAAACTTTATTGTTAGGTTTGATACTTAAAAAGATTTTTGGTTATATTTATTAATAAGTAAAAAAGAATTTAACATGCCAAGCATCATAGATATTTACAAAAAAAGTATTCCTACAACAGGAAAAGCAAACACCAGTGGAACTGACAAAACTATCATTGAAGATAAAAAATCCGATGATAAAACAATAGATAAAGCAAGACATGGTGTTTTGGGAAATTTAACCGGTGGATATGACCCTAAAACTCCATATTCTTCTACGGTCAAAAAATAAAAAATGAGTTGGAAATTTAATAGAAATATTGTTACGGAAGAAAGCACCCCTGAAGGTGCTATTGGTTTTGTCTATAAGATAGTACATACACCAACTGGAAAATATTACATAGGTAAAAAATCATTAACACAAACTCGTAGATTAAAACCCCTTAAAGGTAAAGTTCGTAAAAGAGTAGTAAAGAAAGCATCTGATTGGGAAAAATACTATTCATCCAATGATTGGATTAAAGCACAAGTTAAAGAAGGAAAAGCAGATGAATTTAGTAGAGAAATTATTCAATTTTGTTATTCTAAAAAATCTTTAACTTATTGGGAAGTTTGGTGGCAATTTAAATTAGATGTATTATCAGATACACAATCAATTAACGAAAACCTTATGGGAAAGTTTTTCCGTAAAGATATAATATAAAACAAATACATATGACACTTGAACAAATCGCAAAGAAGTATGGGGTTTCTGACTCAATTTTTAACTCCAAAGATGATGCTATTCTTATAGCAGCAGCTTCAATTTTAGACTTAAAAGGAATGGTTACATCTAACCAACCTAGAGAAGTTGTAGCAAATAAACTACAATTTTTGGCAGATTTTCTTACTGACGTTAAAAATTCAAACTACTAAAATTTGGTAATATCAGATATATTTCGTATATTTGTATAAACCAAATTGTAGAATGTTGACAGGAAAGAATAAACTATTAGTAATATCAATACTAGACGGGGCATTGGGAGTGGGTTCATCCTTAAAGGGAAATGAACAAGCTCACCACTGCCCTTTTTGTCATCATCAAAAAAAGAAACTACAAGTCAACTTAGATACTCAAAGATGGCATTGTTGGGTTTGTGACTCTAAAGGTAGAAGTATAAGTTCACTTCTCCGCAAACTCAATGTAGATATAAAAGACCTCAATCGTATTAAAGATATTTATGGTGATGAGCCGGAATACGATGCAAAAGAGGAATATGTTGTAAAATTACAACTTCCAAAAGAATTTAAACAATTATATTTTAAACCAAAAGGTATAAACCCACACTATACCAAAGCAGTTCATTATTTAAAACAAAGAGGTATCAAAGAAGCCGATTTTATTAAATATAATATTGGATATTGTGAAGATGGTTTATATGGTGGTAGAGTTATCATTCCTTCTTATGATGAGAGTGGTGAGTTGAATTATTTTGTTGCTCGTTCATATTATGATGATGAGAAAATGAAATATAAAAACCCACCTGTTAGTAGAGATGTTATTGTATTTGAAAACCAAATAAATTGGAACGAACCAATAACATTAGTAGAAGGTGTGTTTGATTCTTTCTCAGTAAAAAGAAATGTAATACCTTTGTTGGGTAAATTCTTATTGAGTAAATTAAAAAATAAAATAATGGAAAAGGGTGTTAAGGATATAACAATTATGTTAGATTCCGATGCCGTTAGTGATTCAACTAAACATACTGAGTTCTTTATTAACAATGGAATTAATGTAAAAAATGTTATACCATCGGATAAAGATGCATCTGATATGGGATTTGAAAAAGTAAATGAATTATTGAAAGGAGCTAAAGAAACTACATGGGATGATTTAGTTCTATCAAAATTAAATAGCATATAATATGAGAGAAATTAAAGAAGTAGTATCAGATGCAGTATTAGCATTGGTATTTGAAAAAAAAGAAGACATAATAATGTTGGATATAACTTTATCATCTGCGGATGGTAATCATTATCAAATAAAAGTTCCCAAAACATTTATAGAGGAAGTGTATTCTATTGGATTTAATGAAAGATATAATAAAAATAACAAATAGTATGAATAGATTAAAAACTATTTATCATATTGCGGATATTCATATTCGTAATGTGAAAAGACATGGAGAATATAGACAAGTATTCTACAAAATGTTTGAAGAGATTAAAAAAAGAGGAACAAATAATGCAATCATTTATTTAGCAGGGGATATTGCACATGCTAAATTGGAAATGTCACCTGAATTATTAAAAGAGATTAGTTGGTTATTTACTGAATGTAGTAAATTATGTACTACAATTCTTATTGCAGGTAATCATGATTGTAACATGAATAATACGGATAGATTAGATGTATTAACACCTATTGTAGATGCATTAGACCTACCAAATTTCCATTATCTTAGAGATACACAAGTTTATTCCATTGGTGGAATTGATTTTGCAGTATTCAGTATATTTGATAACAAAGATAATTGGCCTAAAGCAAATACTTTATTTGGAAATAAAAAGATTGCATTATTCCACGGACCTGTTGATAATTCACAAACCGATGTAGGATATGTGGTAAGTAGTAGACATTTTACAACGGATATATTCGATGGTTATGATTTAGCATTGTTGGGAGATATTCATAAAAGACAAGAACTTATTTCAGAAACAGGATGTAAGTGTGTTTATGCCGGTTCATTAGTTCAACAAAACTTTGGAGAGAGTTTGGATAGACATGGTTTCTTAGTTTGGGATTTAGACACAATGGAATATGAGGAAGTGGATATCCAAAACGATTATGGTTATTATACTTTAAATGTAAACAATGGTATTGTACCTGTTGTGGATGATATGCCATTGAAACCTAGATTGAGAGTACGATTATCTAATACTGATACGGCAGATACTAAGAAAGTAATGACTGAAATCAAAAAGAGATATGGTGTTGAGGACTTTACAATTATTAGAACGGATAGTTTATCTAAAAAGAAAACTGGTGATAGAGAAAACAAATTGGACTTTGAAGATATAACTGATGTAAATTATCAAACATCTCTAATATCCGAATACATACAAAGAATGATGCCATTTGTGACCAAAGAGGATTTGGAAGGTATAGAGAGCATCAATCGTGACATCAATAGTAGAATAAGCTTTTCGGAAATAAACCGAAATATAAGTTGGAAACCTGTTAAATTCACATTCTCTAATATGTTCTCTTATGGTGAGGACAATGAGATAAACTTTAATAAGGTTGGTGGACTAATGGGATTGTTCGCACCAAACGCAGCCGGTAAATCATCTCTATTTGACGCAATATCTTTTTGTTTGTTTGACAAATGTAGTAGAGCATACAAAGCAGCAAATATCCTTAACAATAAGAAATCAGAATTCTTTTGTGAACTACACTTCCAAATAGAAGGTGAGGACTTCTTTATCCGTAGAGAAGCAAAAACTATTAATAAGGGAAAGAATGTTAAAGTGGATGTTGATTTTTGGAAACTTGAGGATGGACAAAGTATATCCCTAAACGGAACGGAGAGAAGAGATACAAATCAAATCATTGAAGGATATGTTGGTAGATATGAGGACTTTGTAATGACTTCTTTGAGTTTGCAAGGAAACAATGCACTATTCATTGATAAATCTCAATCAGAAAGAAAGGATTTACTTTCTCAATTTATGGGATTGACGGTATTTGATAAATTGTATGAGACGGCTACTGAGGACATTAAGGAAGTGGCAGTTCTTATCAGAAATTTCAAAAGAACGGATTTTACGACGGAGTTGGCCCAAAAGGAAACCGACTTAATAACTAAACAAAGTGAGTTAGAAGAATTACAATCTACCATAGATGGTTTAACTTTCTTTAAAGATGATTGTATTAGTAAAATAAATGATTTATCAAAAGAGATTGTTCCAATTGGTGTTAGTTCTAATATTGATGATTTGAATATTTGTAAATCACAATTAGAAATTAGTAACCAAGCCAATGAAACTGCAATGTTAAACAAAGGTAAAGATATTAGTGATATAACGGAAAAGATGGTTGGTTTAATGCAAAGTATTGATGAAAAGAAATCATTTAATGGAACTATTGATATTGAAACTGCATATTCAAATTACCAACAGGAACAAAAAGCATTAACCGAAGCAACTAAAACTTATGATAATGCAAAATTATATTTGAGTTTAGCAAAGGAAAAGATTAAACATTTGGATAAGCATGAGTATGACCCAAATTGTAAATTTTGTTGTGATAATACATTTGTTAAAGATGCAACGAAAGCAAAAGATGCATTACCTCAATTAGAGGAAATAGTTAATCAAGCATTAATTGATTGTACAGGTATTCAACAAACCATAGATACAATGGAAGGTGTGGAAGAACAATATAATGAGTGGAATGATTTCAAAACTAAATTAGAAAAATCAAAATCTATTCATAAAAACTATGTGTTGGAATTTGATGGTATGATTACTAAAAAAGAATTATACAAAAATCAATTAGAAACTGCAGAAGAAGATATTAAAAAATATCATGAGAATGAAGAAACAATCCAAAGTAATAAAGAACTTGAAGAACAAATTCAATCTTTAGAAACTGAAAAGAAAGAGTTTGATACTAAGATAGCAAATTCTAATAAAAAATTGGTAACTCTTTCAGGTGAAATAGGTTCAATTAAAAACTTTATCACAACTACTAGAAGTAAGATGAAAGAAGTTAAAGAATTAGAAACCAAAAACGAACTATACACATATTACTTAGATGCGATTAAAAGAGATGGTATTCCATATGAATTGATTGCAAAGGCTTTACCTATTGTTCAGGATGAAGTTAATAATATATTAGGACAAGTAGTTGATTTCAGTATTGTAATGGATACTGATGGTAAGAATATTAACGCAAAGATTGTTTATGAGGATAGAGAATGGGCATTGGAGATGTGTAGTGGTATGGAGAAATTCATATCAGGATTAGCAATAAGAGTTGCTTTAATCAACATTTGTGGATTACCTCGTCCTAACTTCTTAGTAATAGATGAAGGATTTGGAACACTGGATGCAGACAATTTATCATCCCTATTTATGATGATGCAATATTTGAAAACTCAATTCGATTTTATATGGATGATTTCTCACTTAGAACAAATGAGAGATATCGTAGATGGATTGATTGAAATCCGAAAAGAAAATAATTTTTCTAAGATTAGTTTCTAATAACGGGTAATACATTCTTAGGTGCAGGTTTTGAAGCTTGCACCTTTTCTTTTATTAGGGTTTCTACTAACCCATTTATTTTATATCCTTTATCTTTACAAAATTCTTTTAACATCTGATGCACCTCCGCATCTATTTGTATCATTGCGTATTTTTTCATAACTAAATATTTCTTTATATTTCTAATATTCTCTTTAGAAATAAGTATAATGAAAGTTAATTATTGAATACTTATTATTGTTATTAATAAGAATATGGCAAGAATTAAGAAGTACGCAGATAATTTAGATGTTCATTTAACCAATTATCAAACTTTTTTAAATGATACAAATCCTAATTCGGATTATTTTAGAATTAGTGAATTTAAGGATACATTTACAGGTGGTATAAATGGTTTTTTAATTGAGGGTAGTGAGTATCTTAAAGAAACTACTGAACTAAAAATAGAAATATTAGATGTTCAGGGAAATCCTATTTATTTTGAACCAGGTATGGGTATTCCTCAATACTATGAGGGAACTTCAAAAGTTATTGCTGTTTATGTTTATGAAGATACACCAATTGGTTTGGGAAAGATTACAATTTTAGGTGAATTAAAAAAATATAGAGATGCTGGTGTTACTAAAGATATTCCGACTGAGTGGGCAAATGTTTACAATGTAAAGTGGGAAAAAAGTTTTAAAATCAACCGATTGTTAAGAAATGAGGAAAAGGTTAGATTTTACAAAAGACCTAAAATAGCTATAACCGAAGTTGTAAAACCTTTATACTCAACAACTACAAATACAGTAACTAAAAAAGGTTTTGTAAATGGTACAGCAATATTACCTGCATTAGGTCAATCATTAACATCATACACATTACCAACCACATATAATCTTACAACAACTGATGGAAGTACATGGACAGGTTCTATGGTAGGAACAACATTAGAACTAACCGATTTAGGATATAATCCAGTTGTAAGTGAAATTATTAATAATACACAACTATTAGTAAAAAATCCATATACTGATGTAAATGGTAATGTAGCTAATTTTACAAACCAAAGATACACAGCTTCTTTCAATTATATTGAAGGAGCATTTTCAGTAAAGAGTGCATTAACAGGTTCATTTGCACAAATTGATATTAGTGATTTAGCAACATTTACTGGTGATGTAGCTAGAGTAAAAGTTTATCGTAAATCACAATCACAATTAGGAGATTATCAATTTGTTCAAGAAATTCCTTTGGAAGCAAATGAATTGTTGAGAAATTTTGGTAGTGATACTCAAAATGCTTTATTGGATTATTATGGACAATTTACTCAACCAATTCTTACACAATATTGGGTAACATCATCTAATAATATAACAACAACATTTAATCAAGATTTTTTATTTGATTCGGTTAAATTAGATAGTGTTGGAACTAATAAATTTTTTACAACTCAAAGCTTAACATTTAATACTGGAACCGAATATGCATTGGAATTTGATTTAAGATTATTCACAAATATATCTCCAACAAATTACATCAAAGCATTCATTTCGGGTTCATCTTTAATAAACGGAACTAATGTTGCATATCAAACAAATATTGTAACATATTCATCCGCAGATAATTTAACACAAAAAGGAACATATACAACAAACTTTGCAGTACCACAACAAATACAAAATGCAAAATTATATTTTGAAGTAGTTGGAACTGGTTGGTATATTGCAAATGTAAGTTTAACTGCTGCACAGGAAACATCATTTTCTCCTGATGCAATTACATTTATTGAACCTGTACCTAGAAGTTTACCATTTGAAACATTTGATTATCGTTTTGAATTTTATGATATTAACAACAACTATGTACCTGTTTTAGTAAATGCTACAAAAACATTTAATGGTGGTAATTTACAAACTATTACAAAAAGTTTAAAATTAAATCCATCATCTCTTTATTTCCAATTTGATTCTGGTTCTAATCCAGTTGCACCAACATCAATTGCATTTAATTTACAAAAAACATTATTAACAGGTTCAGTACATTTCACATCACAATCAATAGATTTTTTTGGAAATGTATTATCAGGTTCTCAATATACTGCAAGTTTTGATAATGTTTATCCTGGTCTTTTAAATGATATAACAAGTTCAGTTCCATATTTGACTGTTCAACATTTTACAGGTTCAAGACCTGATATAAATGTCCAATATGTACAAATAACTGGAGAATGTGAGGGTGTAACTGATACCGTTATTATCACAAGAGTATTGGACGGATTTGGTGGTGTTAATTATTTTATCAAAGCATACAATGGTACTGAAATTAGAAATAGCAGTACACAAAGTTTAGAATTACAGGCTTATGTTGTTGATGGTGTTAATACAATCAATTTAAAGAGTAACGCAATCAAAGGTAGAGCAGCAAATCAACTGCATGTATTATCTGGTTCAAAATATATAACTTTAACGCAAGCAAGTTCAAGTGGTTTCTTAGTTGGTATTACAACCGGTTCATTAGGAACTGGAGAATTAAATTACAATGCTATCTTCACAAGAGATACTTTGAAGGCACAATTAAATAAACAATTAGCAGTTTATTTGATGCCAACCGGTTCTACATCTGCATCTATATTAGCAACAACTTTATTAACGGATTTGCAAGATGGTTTGGGAACTGGTTTCTTAGATTATAGTACGGAACATTTTACAATACAACCAAGAACACAAACTATATTTACTCCGGTATCTGCTAGTGCAACGGCATCGTTTTATATTAGAGGTGCAAATACACAAGCAGCTTCAGCATCTATTTTAGTTTATCCATCAATGTCAATTGATGTAGATTATGTTCCTCATTATTATTTGTATTACGCAACACAAAGTGTTGACCCAAGAATTACAATTACTGCAATAGATGATAATAAATTAACTATTGACTCTGGTTATCCTGAATATGCATATTATATTGTTGATAATGAAAGTGGTGAATTGTATGATTATACATCTACAAATGAAAGTAGACATTTAAATATTAGTTTTACTTACACCGAACCATATACAACATCATCGGTTGTTGTTGCAAAAACATGGCAAATTGTTCCTGAAGGTAAACCAGGAGATGATTCAATTGTTTTTGAAGTAACACCTGCATCGGTAAATTTACCTTCTAATGCAAAAGGAAATGTTGGTACATATACTCCGGCAGATACATCAATTAAAATTAAACAAGGTACATTATATTTGGCATTTACTGGTTCTCAAAAACCTGGTACATTCTGGACAGCATCTTACAACGCAATTAGTGCATCAAATATAACTCCTGGTAATATTGATTTTACAAATACAGCATCATTTAATATGGCAAGTATGAGTAATATGACACAATTAAGTGGAAGTATTACTTATGATTTTGAAATACATCCATACTTTACATCATCATATTATACACAAAGTGTTGTACAAAATTATACAAAAGCATTAGCAGGTGCACCACCAATTCAAATTATTGTAACTCCCGCAAATGTAACAATTAATTCATCGGAAAGTGGTGTTGCAAAAGGATATAGTGGAGCAAATACAAAGATACAATTATTAGAAGGAACTGATTACATAATTTATACAAGTAGTAATTTACCTGGAACATATGTAACTGCATCGGTAGTTGGTAATCATATTACACCGGGAAAACTTTATACATCATCCGTAGATTCTACATCTTTATTTGTTAGTGGATTTAGTTCAATGAATGCACCATCTGCAAGTGTACAATATAATTTTGTAGTATATCCGTATTCACTTTTACCTGGCCACACAACTGGTTCATATACATTATCATCAACACAAAATTTTACAAAAGTAAACGATGGTAAAGCAGCACGTTCATTATCAATATCAGCAACATCAACAACTGTAAATTTTGATGGAGATGGTAGTGTAGTTTCACCTGATGGAAATATTATTCTTACGGCAACTGCATTTAATACAACATCATCTTTACTTTATTATACATTCTATAAAGATGGTAATGTTTATTCCGCAACATCAACAACTAATACATTAGAAATTGGTTCTGGTGATTCTACATCTCCTGGTCAAACTGCAGTTTGGAAAGTTACTTTAAAAGATGGTTCATCAAATTCTCCTGATATCGCATCAGCAGAAGTAACCATTATGGGTGTTAAATCTGGTGGAGATGTTTACAATGTTTTATTATCAAATGAAAATTCATCAGTTGTTTACAAAGTATCTGGACAAATAACATTTGATGGAACAGGTACTGCTATTAAAGCAACTAAAGGAGCAAATGCATTAACATCGGTAACTTCATATGATACTGCAAATGATGTATATGATTTAAATGGATTGTTAATTGGTAACATAGGATATTATACAACCAAAATATACGCAAAATCATCACATATTACTTTGGGTGGTGGATTAACACCTGGTAGTTATGTAACTGGTGACCCTTCCCAAACTGTTGATATTACTGATTGGCAATATCCAACACAATATCCAACTGCATTTATTATTTATGAAGTTGATTTGGAAAATGGAAGACAAAAAGTTTACAAAACACAATCATTGGCAATTCAATATGAAGGTAATACAGGACCTGGAGTTGTAATGAGAGGAGAATGGAGTGCAACAACTGATTATATAGGAAGTGTAGAAACAACAAATTATCGTAGAGATGCGGTAATATATGGTAACAATCCTGTAACATATTACGCATCACTTAGTGGAAGTGGACCTGGAACTTCTACTGGAGCACATGCACCATCGGGTACAACATCCGATACAGCATATTGGCAATATTTAGGAACGCAAGATTTCTTTGTAGCAGCTAAGATTGCAATATTTGATGAATCTTATGTAAAAAATACAATAAATGTTGGTACTAAAAATGGTACTAGTGGTTTTGCAAACATAGTAATAGCAGGTGGTAGACCTGACCCATATATTGCAATAGGACAAAACGCAACAGTTGGTACGGCAGGTACATCGGGTCTTAGTGCACCTGCAACTGGTATAATTGGATATAATAGACCTGGTATATTTTTAGGAATTTATGAAGATGGCGTTGCAGGTACAACTGGACGTTTTTCAATTAAAACAACATCTACTTCCGGAAAAGGAATGTATTGGGATGGGGAAACATTAACTATTGTTGGAGCTATTAGACAAGTTGCACCTGGATATGTTGAACCATCTATTAGAGGAACATGGGCAGCCGGAGTAACTTATTATTATCATGATATTGTTACCTATGGTGGCTCTAGTTGGACTTGTACATCAAATCCATCGCATGTATCTACAAATACAACTGATACCTCAACTGGTTACCCTGGTCAGGGACCATGGGAAACTTCTGGAGGAACAAGTGGTACATCAGGACCTGCAGGTACATCCGGAACAAATGGCCCTCCGGGTTCATCTGGACCAGGAGTAGTTTATAGAGGAAACTATGATGCGGGAACAGCATATTTCTTTACATCGGGTGTTCGTAGAGATATTGTATATTATCAACCAACTGATTCGTATTATATAACCAAAGCAAATACAACAGGCAATGCACCAACAAATACATCATATTGGGAAGGATTTGGTGCACAATTTAGTTCAGTAGCAACTGATATATTATTGGCAAAAGATGCAACAATTTCACGTGGTTTGGTTTTAGGTACATTATTTGGATATGATGGGTTTTTTAGGTCAGCAAATGCATCATCAATTACAAGTGGAAAAGGATTTTATTTGACTGTTGATGGTAAATTTAGAGTTGGTGATACTGTATCTTCTTCAAATAAATATTTTTATTGGGATGGTACAAATATATCAGTAAATGCAGGAAATTTTTCATTAGATACATCAGGTAATATGATAGCTAATGATGCATCACTATCAGGTACTGTATCCGCTACCCGTGGTAATATTGGTGGTTGGACAATCAATGGGTCTCAATTAGTAGGAAGTGGTTCAGCAGGACAAATTTTATTAGACCCAAATATACCTGCAATTAAATTTAATAATTCATCTGGAGCAACTAAATTGACGATAAGAACAGGGCAATTAAGTTATTTGTCCGGAGGAGGAATTGGCTTTACGGTATATGATATTGCAGTACCATCAATTACTTCTGGTGTTGGGTATAGTAACAATACCATATATGGAACAACATCTACTGTTTATCTTGCTAGTGCCGGAACATTCACTGGTCCAATAGATGCTACAGGATTTAATGCAGCTGCAGCTGGATATGTATCGGCCGATTTTCAAGGTGATTTAGAAATACAATTTGGATTTGATATTCTTGATTCTGGCGGTAATTTTATTTCAACTGTCTATTTAGGTAGTTCTTCTGTATATTATTACAATGCTTATACAAGTGGACAATTTAGTTCATTTGGGAGTAATACTAATCATTCAATTTATTTTCCAGCAGGAGGAACATATACTATAAGACCATACTATAATGTTTATTACAATGTGACACAAGGTTTCTTTGATTTTTATGGAGAGAGTACAGGTAATATGGCGGCAAATTTAAATCCTGATTTAGATTTTGGTGAATTAACGGAAAATGGATTGCAAGTTGTATCAAATGCAAATAGTTATACTAAAATTGAAAGAGGAAGTTCATATGCAATGGAGGCAAAAGGTAGTTTATATATAACTTCTCCTACTGGATATTTTTCATATTTTAATGGTGTTGTTCATCCATACATTGGTAATACAAATGATTTAGGAACAACTGGTAATAGATGGAAAACTGTTTGGACTGATAATGCATTGAATTCAACATCGGATAATAGATTTAAAAATTCTATTGAAGATACTGATTTGGGATTAGATTTTATTAATAAATTAAGACCCGTAAAATATAAACAAAATTGGTCACATTCGCCAAGATATCACTATGGTTTAATAGCGCAAGAAATAACATCTTCGTTATCTGAATTTGGTAAAACTACATCAGATGTTGGATTTATAGTATCTTCTTCACTAAAATATACTGATGAAGATATTCAAAAATGGAAAACACAAAAAGATTGGTCAGTATGGGAAAGTGAAATATCTGCATCAATGAATGAACAACTTGGATTATCATATACTGAATTTATTTCACCAATGATTAAAGCAATACAGGAATTGTCAGCAAAAGTTGAACAATTGGAATTAATAATAAGTGGGTCAAAAAGTTAAATATTTATAGATAATGGCATGTAATTTTTATTCAATATTTGTAGCAGCAGGACATGAAGGAGCAGTAACATGGACTGAATGTGATGGTGTAAATGGACCGGCAGTAAATTTAACTGTTAAAGGTGGTGGTGTGGATGTTCAAGCAACAAGCGGAACATTATCAGCACCTACTTCTGCAACAATTGCAATTACAGGTACAATTACTACAACAACTACTACAACCACTACAACATCAACAACTACTACAACAACAATAGCACCTTTAAGTTTTAATACATCAACAAGTTGTAATGGTGGTACTGGTTTAAGTAGTATTACAATGAATACATTTGGTGGAGGTAGTGGAACTTATACAAGTGTTCAAATTGGTGCATCACCATCTGCAGCATATACTGCAACGCCAATTAGTTTGAGTGGTGCATCATCATATACATTTACTGGATTAACATCACAAGATTGGTATTTAATTTTATATGATAGTGTTGGAAATTTTCACATTAATAAAAGAACTACAAGTTGTAGTGTAACTCCATTATCAGGAACATCAGCACAATCTTGTTTAAGTACAAGTGGTAAAAATGGTAAAATTTATGTAAGTAGTCCTAGTGGTGGGAGTGGTACATATTACTTTACCTTAAATGGTGGTGGAACTCATTATGATACATCTGCAGGAGCAACAGGTTTAAATGATGGAGTTTATACTGTAAGACTTTATGATGATGTTGGAAATAACGCAGCATTATCAAACCAAACTTTAGCATGTTATGTGGCACCATCCGCAACGGTTAATACAAGTTGTTTAGATACTGGTGGAGCAAATGGAAAAATATATTTGACATCGGTAGCAAATGGTTCACAAACAGGATATTACTTTACCTTAAATGGTGGAGGAACTCATTATGACCCTACAACTGGAGCAACTGGTTTAGCAGATGGTTCTTATGTTGTAAGATTATATGATGGAGATGGAAATATGACTAATTTAGGAACAGCAACATTAAGTTGTTTAGTTGCGGTTAGTGGTACTTCTACAAAAAGTTGTGCGGATACATCTGGAACAAATGGTACAATAGATGTAACTGGTGCAAGTGGTGGTAATGGAAGTTATTACTTTACCTTAAATGGTGGAGGAACTCATTACACACCAGGTTCAGGTGCAACTGGATTGGCTGATGGAACTTATAGTGTGGATTTGTATGACTCTATTGGTAATCATGCTTCTTTAACTAGTCAAACTTTGGCTTGTTATGTAGCACCACCACCAACTCCGGCACCAACTCCGGCACCAACTCCGGCACCAACTCCGGCACCAACTCCGGCACCAACTCCGGCACCAACACCAACGCCGCCAACCCCGACGCCTACTCCAACGCCGCCAACCCCTCCTCCACCAACACCTGTGTATTATCAAGTTCAAATGTGTAGTGGTGGAAGTCCTAGTGGAACGTTATATATACTTAATGCAACGGATGTAACTCCTGTTATTGGTTCATATTATTCAATATATGCACCAACAGTAGTTGGTAGTATGGATGGTACTAATTGTTGGTATGTTGTTACTACAACATCATCTACACCTGATGGAGATGCTGCATTTGGAACTGAATATTTTTCTTGTATATGTGGAGGTTCACCAACACCATCGCCTACTCCACCACCAACACCACCCCCACCTACACCAAGTTATTTTTGGTATGTAATAAGTTATTGTACGGGAGGAACTGATACTGTTAGAAGTTCTACTGTAATAGATTACTCTCCTGCATATTTTAGTTTTGGTAGTTATGTTTGTGGGCATATAATAGGCGATTCAACTGCGGGCTCATATGCGTATGATTTAGATAGCGCAACAGCAATTTTAGGTTGTGGGGATAGTTCATGTTCACCACCACCACCGCCGTCACCACCACCATCATACTCATACGATTATTATGATTATGAGGATTGTAATGTATATGGAGGACCGGTAATTAGTATTCAAGTATTAACTGGTGCAGGTGCACCATTGTGTATTGTTGATAGTGGTACTTATTATACCAAATATGATGGGGTTGCTTATTCATCACCAAATCAACCAGTAAGTTATACTTGGAGCTCATCAGCTTGTTATTGTGCTTAATATTAAACTATGGAAAATCGTTATATAATATTAGTAGTAAATTCATATGATTTAGAAATATCCGATGATGGTACAATATATGTAGATTATTATGATTGTAAATCTGATTTAAAAACATATGGATATTATGGAAATGATACTACGATTGATACAAATGTTGGAACTTTAAATATTGATGAATGTGAGGTTTATATTTACAAAAATTCAATAAAAACGGATTGTATAAATAGTTATGTTATGAAGGGAAAAATATGTTTTTGTAATTAGTTTATGGTAATGAATTATATTTGTGTTCAGCCGGCATCACAATATTATGCTTGGCAAGTTGAAATTATGTTAGATAGTTTCATGCGAAATGGTGTTAATCTTTCTAATGTACATATATTATGTTCCAAAGTAAATGGAATTATTCATGAAAGTTTTTACAAATTAGAAAAAAAATATAAAAGAGTACATTTTTTCTTTTATGATGATACCCGAAAAAATAAACAATATATATCATCTATAAGACCTAATATTTTAAAACAACATTTTGAAGCAAATAAACAATTAAGTAGAAGAGCAATTTTTTATTTTGATTGTGATATAATTTTAACAAAACCAATAAATTGGGAAGAATTTTTAAATGATGATAAATGGTATGGTTCTGATTGTTATTCTTACATATCATATGATTATATAAAATCCAAAGGTGATGATATAATAAATAAAATGTGTGAATTGATAAATATTGATTTGGATATTGTAAAACAAAATGATAAAAATTCAATAGGTGCACAATATATTTTAAAAGGTGTAGATAGTAAATTTTGGGAAAATGTAGAAAATGATTCTGAATTACTTTTTACCGAAATAACAAAAATTAATAATCAAAAAACAAAAGAAAATCCAAACTATCATGAATTACAAATATGGTGTGCGGATATGTGGGCATTACTTTGGAATGGTTGGAAATTGGGTAAAGAAACACTAACACATACTGATTTGGAATTCAGTTGGGCAACATCAACAAAAGAAGAATTTGAAAGATATTCTATATTTCATAATGCAGGTGCACAACACAATATGCAAAATGAATTATTCTATAAATGGAATTATATTAAAAAATTACCATACAACGATAATCTCAATATAAAAGAAGAAACCGCATCTTTTGAATATTGGAAAATTTTAAAATTTAACGGAACAAAATCTGCGTTAGTCTAAAAAGTATATATTTATATATATGATTAAGATTGTTGATAATATATTATCCGAACAAGAATGTCAAGAACTTATAGCAAGTGGTTCTGCACAATTACAAGCAGCTGCAACATTAGGACAAAATATAGCAGGTTATAGAACCGCTGATAATAGTTGGTTGTATGAAGAAAGTGAATTGACAAATAAAATAAAAGAATATATTTCAAAAGATAGTGGATTACCAATTGAAAATCAAGAAGAAATTCATATTGTAAAATATAATGTAGGTGGGGAGTATAAGGAACATCACGATTTTTTTCATCCAAATAGTGATTATTATGAAACTACTATGGGAAGAGCAGGACAAAGAACAGCAAGTTATTTGTTTTATTTAAATCACAATTATACAGGTGGTGAAACTGATTTCCCTAAAAAAAGAATAAAAGTAACACCTAAGATGGGTAGAATGTTGATGTGGAAAAATATGAATGATGATGGCACTTTAGATTATGATAGTTTACATGCAGGCCTTCCTGTTAAAACAGGAGTTAAATGGATTGCAGTAATTTGGTTAAGAGAAAATAAATTTAAAAATAAATAAAATGGCAGTAAAAACTGAAAAATTAGACCAATCAATTTTAGATAAATTGACTGAGTTTCAAACAAAAGCAGCAACATTAGTTTCTGATTTAGGACAAGTACACATTAGATTAAGAGATGTGAAAATTGAAGAGGATAGACTTAATACAGTTAAGGGTTCTATCGAAGCAGCTTATGATGAGGTTGTAAAATCTTTAGATGAAACATTAAAAGGATTAGAATCACAATATCCAAAAGGTGAAATCGATATGAAGTCTGGTAATGTAACTTTTGAGGTTGCAGAATAAATTTGGTAGTTTAAAAAAAGTTTCGTATATTTGTTACAACTATGAGTAAAAAGAAATTGTTATATGTATGTCCGCACTTATCAACAGGTGGACAACCACAATATACTTACAAACAAATCAAACATTTTTTAAATGATTTTGATATTGAAGTTTGTGAAATAAATAATAGTGGTGGTAATGCTTATGTTGTTCAAAAGAATAGAATTAAAGCATTAGTACCTTTACATGAATTACATTCCGAAAGAGAAAAAATATTGGATGTAATTAAAAAAGTTCAACCTGATATTATACACTTTCAGGAAATTCCTGAATTTGATTTACCAACTGATGTATTGGATAAAATATTTGTTAAAGATAGAAAATATTTTATTGTTGCAACTACACATGGTTCATTTACAAATCCTGAAGAAATAACTTACCAACCTGATAGATATGTTTTAGTATCGGAGTGGAGTAAACAAAGATTTGCAGATGTAGATTTAGGAGTTGAATTAGACCTTTGGCAATATCCAATTGAAGATTATACATTTGATAAAAAAGCAGCTCAAAAACAATTAGGATTTGAAAGTGATTGGAAGCATGTATTAAATGTTGGTTTATTTTCGGAAGGAAAAAATCAAGGTGAGATATTTGCAATAGCAAGACAATTAGAAAAGTATAAAATCAAATTCCATTTTGTAGGAAATCAGGCCATGAACTTTGAAAGTTATTGGGGCCCTTTGATGAATAACAAACCAAAAAATTGTATTGTTTGGGGCGAAAGAGATGATGTTGATACTTTTTACGCAGCATCTGACCTTTTCTATTTTAGTTCTGTTTTAGAATTAAATCCATTATCAATTAAAGAAGCTCTTTCATATAAACTACCATGTTTATTTAGAAGACTATATACATTTTTAGATACCTATGATAATAATCCATTGGTAACTTATATAGATAGTGATTTGAATAAAACAAAAAGAGTTTTATTAGAAACATTACAACCTGAGTTTAATGAAATACCTGGTTGGTTTTCTTATCAAAATGTTTATGATAGAATGGTATCAACTGGATTTGATGGAGCAATATTTGTTGAGTTGGGTGCATGGTTTGGTAAATCAACAAACTACTTAGCATCGGCAATTAGAAAATCTGGTAAAAAAATAAATTTAACATCAATTGATACTTGGAAAGGAACGGTTGATGAAAAATTACACCAAAATATTGTTGGAACTTTTAACGGAGATATATTCTATGAGTTCATAGATAATACAATGATATCAGGAAACTATGCATCAATTGATTATATAAAAGATACATCAAAGAACGCTGCAAATAATTTTCCAAATTGTTCTATTGATTTTATGATGATAGATGGTGGGCATTCTTATGAAGATGTTAAAGATGATATGAATATTTGGTATAAGAAAATAAAACCAGGTGGAGTTATTAGTGGTGATGATTTTGGAACTGAACATTTTACAGGTTTGACAAGAGCAGTAGAGGAATTTTTTTATGGACAAGTTGAACAAAGTATTTGGAGTTGGTTAAGAAATAAACCACGTATTCAGGCTATTCATTTAATGACTAGACCAAATGACCCTAGAGAAATGGTATCACAGGCTTCTTTAAAACAATTACAAAAATATGGTATTGATTACAAACCTGTTGTAAACAAAGTATATGAAGGATTTGCACCTGCTGAACATTGTAGAAGACCAGAGCATATTAGTAAAGATAATATGCCAGGCGCAATAGGAAATGGGTTAGGATGGATTACAGGTAGACACTATGGATGTTATTTAGCACATAGAGGAGCATTGGAAATGATTGATACTGATAACTACGATTATACATTGATATTTGAAGCAGATGCTTTCATTTATACTGGATTGGAAGAGTTTGTAAATATGGTTCACAAAGCTTGTTTTATATCGGAAAGAGATGATGCATATTATATTGGTTTGGCAGATAACCCATCTATGAGTAAAACAAAAATAGATGATATGTTTACTAAGACAGCACACAATCAGGATTTAGCACATGCTTATTTAATTCCAAATATAAACAAACAATGGTGGTTAGATAGAATAGCAGATTGTGAGTGGGATGTTGGTGACCTTTGGTTTAATCATGTATTTTACAACCATCCAAAACCAAGATATACTACAAACAAAATGTATAGTAAGCAGGCAGAAGGATATTCCTTATTAGATTTAACAGTTAAAACTTGGAGTTAATGATTTACAATAATTTAAAGAAAAATAAAAATAATATAAGAGAGATTAAAAATAAAGTGATAATTCATTTTGTTAAAGGACCTTTTGTAGAAGTTAAAGGAAATACTCCGGGTGAATATAGAATTGAATTTTGGAATAGTAAAACTAAAACATTAGTTTATACATCAACTATTAAAAATAATATGTGGTGTAGATGTAGTTATGAATATTTTATTGATTGGGATATTAAAATTTACGAAGGTGGAAAATTATTCCATGAACATAAATTTGATATTGAAGGTAAAAGAATTTATATTGCATTAGATTCAAAAGCATTGGGTGATAGTATGGCTTGGTTTCCCTACGCAGATGAATTTAAAAAAAAACATAATTGTAAAGTTGTAGTTTCAACTTTTATGAATCATATGTTTGAGGAAAATTATCCTGAATTGGAATTTGTAAATCCTGGAACAAATGTTCAGGGTTTATACGCAATGTATGGAATTGGATTATATTACAATGAAGATAATAGTATAAATTTATTTAAAAATCCAATAGACCCAAAAACGCAAACAATGCAAAAAATGTGTTCGGATATTTTAGGATTGGATTATGTAGAAGTAAAACCAAAATTAAAAAATAGAGGAATACAATACGACCCAAATTCAAAGCAAGTAACAATAGCAATATTTGGAACTGCACAATCTAAATTTTGGAACAACCCAACAGGATGGCAAGATGTAGTGGATTGGTTAAATGATAAAGGATATACAGTCAAATTACTTTCAAAAGAAGGTGATGATTATATGGGAAATAAATTACCAACAGGTATAGTTCAGCATCCAAACGGCCCATTAGAAAGTGTTATGGATGAAATGTTAAAATCAAAAGCATTTATTGGAATTGGTAGTGGATTGAGTTGGTTAAGTTGGGCATTGAATGTTCCAACGGTATTGATAAGTGGGTTTTCTTATGATTGGGCAGAGATGCAAGATTGTATAAGAATTACATCACCAAAAGGTAAATGTGAAGGATGTTTTAATAGATTAAGATTAGACCCTGGTGATTGGAATTGGTGTCCTGACCATAAAGGAACGGATAGACAATTCGAATGTACAAAATCAATATCATCATACAGTGTGATTAAAAACATAGAAAAAATATTGTAAAAAATAAAAAAACAATATATTTATATATAAACAATTAAAAAACAATAATTTATGGCAGAGTTAGATAACATCCCACAAACGCAATCAATTGAAATTGCAAGTGTAAAATTGGATGAAGAAACTAGAAGTTCAATCGAAGAGTTAAACCAAAGAGCTCAACAATTAATTATGGAATTCGGACAAATGTATGTTAGAAGAAAAGAATTAAGTGATGAGTTAATGAGATTGGATGAATTCAGCGAAAGAGCAGAGGATGATTTCAAAGCAATTAATGCACAATTAAGAGATATGTTTGAAGCATTGGATGAAAAATATCCTCAAGGTAGATACAATCCACAGGATGGAACAATGCAGTATCAACCAGGTGCTCCAACAAGAAGACAATTAGCTGAACAACAACAAGCTGGAGGAAATCCAAATCAGCAAATGAAAGTTGTAAAAGACTAATCCTATATATTTATTATGGTATAAGTAAAATATCGTAATGAAAGGATTAACAAATTTTCTAGTAGAATCAATATTAAGAGAAGAGAAAGAATTAACACCATCTACACCGCATGTTAAAAATGAAGGTTTAGGTGGTGTTCATCCTATGGAGATAGACCATATAGGAAATGACCCAGCCGTATCTTTAATGCATAGAGATAGACCTGATAGATTAACAATTCAACAAATAGCTGATAAGCATAAAACAACTATTGATGATGTTAAGAGTAAGATAAAAGAGGGTGCAAAACACGAAACTGAACATACTGATAATTTAAAAGTTGCAACACTTATTGCAAAAGACCACATTGAAGAGGATTTAAATTATTATCGCAAATTAAATAATGCTGGATTAGAAGAAGCTGACTTGACTGAAATAAGTTTTGGAGCTAATTATGATACATCCGGAATACACTCAGATAATAATGCCAGTTGGGATGAATTTAGAAAAAAAGACCCGTATATTGGTAAATTAAAAGATTGGGAAATAATGAATCACGAAAGTGATGAATATAAAAATATACAAAATAAAAAATTACCAATCAATAATCATGGAAACGAAAATGGACCATGGGACCACGAACATCCTAATAGAAAAATTACTAAACCTGAAGATTTTTTAAAAAAATCATCTAAAATAAAAAAAAATTCAATTAAAGAAATAGTTGATGGTGATAACGTAACTTGTGATAAGTGTGGGTGGAACTGGAAGTTGGAAGATGGTGGAACGGATAAATACATTTGTCATAAATGCGGACATGATAACCAACCAGTAGTATCTGAGGGTTTATTGACTGAAGGTGGAGCAGCAGGACACTTAGCACATCCATTTGAAGATGAAGATTTGACTTTTGGTGATATGAAAGAAATGATTAAAAGAGGTCTTGTTGGTGGATTGGATAAAGAAGCACCTGTTAGTGAAAAATTGGATGGACAAAATATCGCATTTACTATTAAAGATAGTAAAATTAGATTTGGTAGAAATAAAGGACATGTTAGAAATGCAGGACAAAATGCATTAGATGTAAAAGGAATTGCACAACAATTTGCCGGAAGAGGTGGAATTGAAAAAGCATTTACAAATTCAGCTGAGGATTTACAAGCAGCAGTTAAGAAATTATCTCCGGAACAAGTTAAGAAAATGTTTGGTAATGGTTCTAAGTTTATGAGTTTGGAAATAATACTTCCAGAAACTCAATATGTAATACCTTATGGTAAGAATGTTTTGGTAATGCACGGAACTATTGAATACAATAAAGATGGTGAACAAATAGGTCGTTCAACGGAAGATGCTAAAACATTTGCACAGGCTATTCAAAAAGTAGGAGCAGATAGACAAAAAACATTTGGTATTGAAGGTCCTAGAGAAATAGTATTCAATGATGCAGAAGCAAAAGAGTATGCACAAAAAGCAAAAAAATATAATTCTGAATTAGATAAAGCAGCTAAAGAATTTGGTTTAAATGATAAATCTAAATTAGAGGATTATAGAAGAGCATGGTGGAGTAGAGAATTAGATAAGCAAGGTTTGCAATTTTCAAAAGAAGAAAAGAACGGATTGATTAAAAGATTTGCAGATGGTGATAAAACATTTGGTAGTAAATCTTTTACTGATGAAAAGAAAAAAGAATGGTTTAAAAACTTTGAAAATAATCAATTGGTAAAATCACAAAAGAAAATGATTAACCCAATTGAAATGACATTTTTAAATTCAGGGGCAGATGTATTGAAAAGAGTAACAAATTTCTTATCATCAAACAATCCAAAAGCTGGAATTGCATTAAAGAAAGAAACATTGGCATCTATTAAAGGTATTAGAGATAGTAAAGATACTGATAAGATTGCAAAACTACAAAACGAATTAAAAAGATTAAATTCTATTGGTATAGATAAATTAGTTCCATCGGAAGGTATTGTATTTCAGTATAATGGTAAACCTTACAAATTTACAGGAGCATTTGCACCTATAAATCAAATTAACGGAACTTTTAAATTTGATAAACCAAAAAAGAAAGAAACTACGGGAAAAGAAACCGATACTGCTAAAAAACCTAAAAATGAAGTAGCAATATTCAGCGGACGTTTTCAACCATTCCATGCAGGACATTATAGTATCTATAAAGCATTGGTTGATAAGTTTGGTAAAGATAATGTTTATATAGCATCTTCAAATGCACAAGATGATATTAAATCTCCATTTAATTTTAAAGATAAGAAAAATATAATAACTACTATGTTTGGAATACCTTCAAGTAAAGTAGTTACAGTTAAAAATCCATATGCACCTACTGAAATTTTAGATAAATTACCTAAAAATACAAAGTATGTAACTGCGGTATCCCAAAAAGATGCAGAACGATTGGAGCAAGGTGGTAAATACTTTAAAAACTATAATAAAGTTCCTGATACTAAAAAGAAAGGATATGAACATGAAGGGTACTACATTGTAGCACCTGAAATGCAATTAAAAGTTAATGGTAAAAATATTAGTGGAACTCAATTAAGAGCAACATTTGGTAGTGATACTATTAGTACAGCTGAAAAGAGAAAAATATTCCAACAAATATATCCTAAATTTGATAAGGATGTATTTTCTAAAATAGTTCTAACAACTAAAAAATCAGAAAAAGTTAAAAAAGCTTCTGAACCAAAAGGAACTAATACTAAAAAACAAAAAACATCTACACCACCGCAAATTAAAAATTTACCAAGTAAAGTTTTAGATAAAAAAATCAAAAACCCTGATACTGGTAGAATGATTAAATTAAAAAGTGCTTTGAGATATGATAAATCATCCAAAGTAAGAAAGAGTGCAGATTCTATGTTGAAGCAATCTATAAAAAGATAATCAGCAAATTTATTTCGTTTTGTTTTATTTTGATATACTTATATATACAAATATATCGTATATAGTATGGCTAAAGATTTTAACAAAAAATTCATGCATCCAACTCGTAGAAAGTTGGTAGATATGGTTTTAACAGGTGGAGAATATGAAAAAGATACTTTCATAGGATTTTCCGATGCAGATTCTGCAGCAAAAAAGAATAATAGAAAGATTGGTGATAAGTGGGTAGATGCAGATGGTATGATTAATGAAAAAACCGAATTTGGTATAATCAAAACATCTGAAGCAACTGAAACATTTCAGGATGTAAGAGCATACTTAGATAAATTAAATACCTGTAAAGCATCTGATTGTGAAAGACAAGGTAGACAAAAATGGGGACCTACCGATAAAAGATTTATTAGTAAAACAGGATATTGTACTGCATGTTTGGCAAATAGAGAAGCAATCATAAAACAAGATGGAATGTGGGATTATTATGAAAGTTTTAAAGTTTGTAATAACGCAGTTGCTAATGGTAAAGATATGGTTGCAAAATTTAAGCAAGCATATGATGAAGCAAAACAAGAATATGATTTTGTTCATGCGGATGGTAGAATAGAAAAGTGGGTTTTGGAAAAAGATGTTGAAGAAGTTAAGAATGAAATTATGGCAGAAATTCTTAGTTTGGAAAACGAAATAGAAGTTGCAACTAAAATTAGAGATGAAGCGTGGAGTTTGTTGAAAGATAAAAACTACGAACTTTTACAAGATGTAAACTTATGAGTACAGGCATAACACAAAAAAAGACTTTAAAGGAAATTATTGCAGAGGAATATAAGAAGTGCGCTACTGACCCAATACACTTTATGAAGAAGTATTGTATGATTCAGCACCCTGTAAGAGGAAAGATACCTTTCCAATTATTTCCATTTCAAGAAAGTACATTAATTCAATTTAAGAATAATAGATTTAACATAGTATTAAAATCAAGACAAACAGGTATCTCAACATTATCTGCTGGATTTTCATTATGGAAAATGATATTCAATTCTGATTTTAATATATTGGTAATTGCAACTAAACAAGAGGTTGCAAAGAACTTAGTAACCAAAGTAAGGGTAATGCATGAATTACTACCAACTTGGTTAAAAAACGGAAGTATGGAAGATAACAAACTTTCACTTCGTTTAAATAATGGTTCTCAAATTAAAGCAATTGCATCTTCACCTGATGCAGGACGTTCGGAATCCTTATCATTATTGATATTTGATGAGGCCGCTTTCATTGATGATATTGATGAGATTTGGACATCTGCACAATCTACCTTATCAACGGGTGGTAGTTGTATTGCACTTTCTACTCCTAATGGTGTGGGTAACTGGTTTCACCAAACTTGGATGGGAGCAGAGGAAAGTAGAAATCCATTCAATACAATTAGATTGCATTGGACGGTACACCCTGAAAGAGACCAAAAGTGGAGAGATTTACAGGAAGAATTATTAGGAAAGAAAGGAGCAGCTCAAGAATGTGATTGTGACTTCGTTTCTTCTGGAGATAATGTAATAGACCCGGAATTATTAATGTTCTATAAAGATTCTTATGTTCAGGAACCAATTATTAAAGATGGTGTAGACCATAATCTTTGGAGATGGGAATATCCTGATTATACAAAATCTTATATGGTAGTTGCCGATGTGGCCAGAGGTGATAGTGCTGACTTTTCTGCATTTCATGTCATAGATATTCAAAACGCAATTCAAGTTGCAGAATACAAAGGTAAGATGGATACTAAAGATTTTGGAAATTTCTTAGTTAGTGTTGCAACGGAATATAATGATGCATTGCTTGTAATAGAGAATGCAAATATTGGTTGGGCAGCTATTCAACAAGTCATCGATAGGAACTATAAGAACCTATTTTATATGAGTACGGATTTAAAGTATGTAGATGTTGAAAACCAAATGACAAACAAATATAGAGCACAGGAGAGGGGTTTAGTAGCTGGTTTCTCAACTACTCAAAGAACTAGACCTCTTATCATTTCTAAATTAGAAGAATATTTCAAAGAAAAATCAATTACGATTCGTTCATCTCGTTTGATTGATGAATTGTTTACTTTTATTTGGCATGGTGGTAGAGCAGAGGCAATGAAAGGATATAATGATGACTTGACAATGTCATTATCAATTGGATTGTGGGTTAGAGATACAGCACTTAGATTAAGACAGCAAGGTATCGATTTAACTAAACAAGCTTTGGGTGGAATTACACAAAATAATAGTTTTTCAGGAGTATATGGTGGCAATAGTTCATTGGATAATGACCCTTGGAAAATGAAAACTGGTGATGGTTATATGGATTTGACGGAGTGGTTGTAATGTTTTGATAAATTGTCATATTTATTGTCATATCAAAAATTATTATATGAACAAAGAACAATTTAAAAAAATAATAAGAGAAATAATAAAAGAGGATGTTGTTAACCAATTATATAAAAAAGGAGAACAACCACAAGACAATCCTTTTGATGATTATGATGAATTGGATGTTGAACAGGAGGATATGGATGATTTCATAAACTTTTTAAAAACATATCAAAGTGAATTAACCGAAGCAAATTGTCCTTGTGTATTTGAGGCAGAGTATCAGGGTAGAGAAGTGAAATTGGGTAAACCAATGCAAGGAGATGTTAAGAAGTTTAAAGTATATGTTAAGAACCCTAAAACAGGTAAAGTTATTAAGGTAAACTTTGGACAAAAAGGAATGGTAATCAAAAAGGGCAACCCGGAAAGAAGAAAGAGTTTTAGAGCAAGGATGCATTGTGATAATCCAGGTCCTAGAACAAAAGCAAACTACTGGAGTTGTAGAAAATGGTAAAATAAATTATGGCAGAACAAGAACAAAATAGCGAAGATAGAAGTTTTTTTGGTAGACTTAAAAAATTATTCTCATCCTCTAGTATCGTTAGATATGATAATAAGGGAAGAACAAAAGTAGTAGATACTGAATATAGACAAAGAAACACAAACTTCGTAAATCTAAGAGATAGATATACTAAGTTACAAAGGTCATTTTATGAACAGCAGGGTGGTGCACAATCAATGGCATATCACCAAGTTCGTAGAGAATTGTTTAGAGATTATGATGCTATGGATAATGACCCAATTATTTCAGCAGCATTGGATATATACGCAGATGAGAGTACAACTAAAAACGAATATGGTGATGTTCTTCACATTCGTTCTTCAAGTGATAAAGTAAAAGCATTATTAGAAAATTTATTCTATGATGTTATTAATGTTGAATTTAATTTATGGCCTTGGGTTAGAAATCTTTGCAAATACGGAGATTTCTTTTTAGCATTAGAGATTGAGCCTGAAAAAGGTATCATAAATGTAGTTCCTTATTCTTGCTACAATACTGAAAGATTGGAAGGTACTGACCCTGATAATCCTAACTATGTTAAATTTAAAGTTGAATTAGATACTACTGGAAAGAAAGAATATGAAAACTATGAGATGGCTCATTTCCGTTTATTATCAGATACAAACTTCTTACCTTATGGTAAAGCAATGATTGAAGGTAGTAGAAGAGTTTGGAAACAAATATGTTTAATGGAAGATGCGATGTTAATCCATCGTATTATGAGAGCACCTGAAAAGAGAATTTTCAAAATAGATATTGGTAATATACCACCAAACGAAGTTGATAACTACATGCAAAAGATTATCAACAAAATGAAGAAAACTCCATTTGTTGACCAAAATACAGGAGATTACAATTTAAAATATAATATTCAAAACCTTACTGAAGATTTCTTCTTACCTGTTAGAGGTGGTGATAGTGGTACTTCAATTGATAACTTAGCAGGTTTAGAATACGCAGCAATAGATGATATCAATTATTTAAAAGCTAAATTATTCGCATCACTTAAAGTTCCTAAAGCATTTTTGGGTTATGAAGAAGATGTTAATGGTAAAGCTACATTAGCAGCTCAAGATGTTCGTTTTGCTAGAACTATTGAAAGAATACAAAAAACAATAGTTAGTGAATTAACTAAAGTGGCAATTGTACACTTAGCAGGGCAAGGTATTGATGATGCAGAAATGTTAAATTTTGAATTATCATTAACAAATGCTTCTACAATATATGAGCAAGAGAAAGTAAATTTATGGAGTGAAAAAATTAAATTAGCATCAGATATGAAGCAATCTAATATGATTTCAACTGATTGGATGTATCACAATATATTTGGATTCAGTAAAGAAGAAATTCAAGAGGAAAGAACTAGATTGGTATTAGACCTTAAAGATAGATTCCGTTTCAATTCAATTGAACAGCAAGGACAAGACCCTGCTAATCCACCACAACAAACAAATGTAGAGGAGGAGATTGAAAAAATGAAACAGGAGATAAATGATAATGATAAAGGTGGCAGACCAAGAGAAGGAAATACTTATGGAAAAGATAAACATCCATTAGGTAGAGACCCATTAGGTAACAAAGAAAACGAAGCAGAAAGAAAAAGAGAAACTCGTATATCTATTAACCCATCAAAAATTCGTAAAGAATTTATCAACGGGATGGCATCAAAAAAGAAGTTTTTAGCTGAAAAAAAAGAAAAAAGCAACTTTTTAGATGATAATAATATCATAGACGAAGGAAAATTTTAATAAACTAAAAGAAAGTTATATTTATATGTGTTAGTTTACGCATATATGTAAAAATTAGGGAAGTAATGAAGAAAATTAAACATTCCAAGTTTAAGAATACTGGAGTGTTATTTGAACTTTTGGTAAAGCAAATAACATTGGAGGTTCTAAATGGAGACAAAACAGAGAACGCTAAAAAAATATTAAAAGAATTTTTTGGCCCTTCTACGGAGTTGAATAAAGAACTTCGTTTATACGATTTATTATTAAAAGAAAAGTATAACACCGAAACACGTGCTGAAAAATTTGTAGATACAATTGCAGAAGCACATGCAAGATTAGATGATAAAAAATTATCAAAAGAAAAGTATAATCTTATTAAAGAGATTGGAGCAAAGTTTGAATTAGAACAATTCTTATCTTCTCCAGTATCTAACTATAAAGTATTAGCATCAATATATAAAATATTTGAATCTAAGAAATCAACCAATTATGATATTAAAGACGTTTTCAACTCTAAAATAACCCTAATTGAAAACATACTAACACGTCCTATTATCAAAGAAACAGCTAAATCAGAAAACGATAAGTTGATTGAAAGTTATAGAAAGCAAGAAAAAGACCTAAGATTATTAACATATAAAATCTTAGTTGAGAATTTTAATAAAAAATATACAAATTTAGATGATTCTCAAAAAAATTTATTAAAAGAATATATTAATAATATTTCAAATACTTCCAAATTTAAGGATTACATTTCGCAACAACTACCAAAAATTATTTCTGAACTTAAAGCAATCAATGCTAAAGTAAAAGATAAAGTTACAAAAATCAAATTAACAGAAACTATTTCAGTTTTAGAAAAAACTAAAATTGGAAAGAGTGTAACTGATAATCAAGTTTCATCTATTATGATTTCATATGAGTTGATTAAAGAACTAAAAGGAAAAACAAAATAATGGCAGACGTTAATAAATTAAAAGAAGTAATCAGAGGATTAGTTAAAGAAATCGAATCTGAAAAAGAAATGGATGAAATGACAGGAACTGGTGCAGTTGCTGGTTATGCTACTCCATTTGCATTTAGTGGTAATAAAGCAGCTGCTAAAAAGAAAAATAAAGAATTGGCTCAATCTGCCGGATATGATGTTGTAAAGGATGAAAACATTGTTAAAGAAGATAGTGAAAAAGGTGGTGTGTTAAACATTACACCTATGAGTAATAAAAATATTAAACCAACTGCAACTAAAGCAGGTGGTGAAAAAAAGAAAGATACTGAA